ACATGAGAGGCGATACAGCTGGCAAGGTCTTCGACGAAACCTGGCCGCTGCCCGCGGCGGCAGTCAACGGTGCCGTCTGGGACCAGGCCTGGGCCCGGGTGCAGTCTCGTCGGGGCTGGGCATGAAAGCCCTGGAGTTCGACACAGGCCTTCGACGCCGACTCGGTGGCTGGTTCCAGCACATCGCCGAAGACACACTGCCCGCCCGGCTGGCTGTGTGGCAGCTGCGGAATTCGATCCAGGACGAGCTCTGATGTATAAAGTCAACGTCAGTACCCGCGGCGGCTTCTACGATGTCGCTCCTGGCTGGCTTGTCGAAACATGCCGGGAAGCAACCCGGCCCCGGACCACCGAACTGGTCCGGCAACGAGTCATGGGCAACCGCCCGTGGATCATGCGAGAGTTCTCCCTCCATGTCCGGACCGAAGCCCGCCGACAGAACTGGGGGTCGTCATGAACCAGATCAAGATCCGGCCCGTGGGGATGGCACATCGCGTCGATATGAAACTTCGGCTACGTGCTGCCAGATACTGGTGGTTGAAACAACAACTACAGTCCGAACCGTACGAGATCGCCAGCGAAATCTGGGGCCAGCTCTGGTGGGGGGAGTACAGATGAAAACAGTCCTGTCCCGGCAAACGATCTACAACGACATCGAAGTCCTCACCCGATGGCCGGGCGACATTCCCGAACACGACATCGTCGCGTTCGTCTTCGGCCCCGATGACGGGCTCGTATACGAAACCCGTAACCAGGTCTACGACATCATCGAAGCAGTCCGCTGGCCGCTACAAGGCTGGTGATGAAACCACTTAGTGACAACAGCTTCCCCCAAGACACCTTGTGGGAAGCCGGATCCTGGGTCGAAGACCTTGTTGGGCCGGCCGACGACGTCATTTTCTCCCCCAACGGCCATGTCACATTCCGGGTCGATGACGTCCTACGGGGCCTGCGCCAACGCTTCCATGTTATCCGCGGCCACACCTGGGACCAGGCCCGGGAGCGGGCATGAAACCGGTGGCCGACGTCGCGTGGCATGCCCGGCGTAACGTCACCCATGACAACATCCGGTTCAGTTCGTCAGCCCCCCACCCGCCATACCGACTAGCTTTCGATACCGAAGTTGCTATCCACAATGGGGTGAAACTGATAGTCAGAGTGGAGGTCCGGAGCCGTGCTTCCAAACCGTGAACAGGTTTGGGCCGCCTACAACCCCGACCAGTGGACCCATACCCGGTGGGCATTCGAGATCATGCGGCACATGCTCGTTGACGATGTTTGGGCAAGGATCAACAACCAAATGGAGGATGCGTCCGGACGTCGCAGTATAGATACTGTGTTGGAGCCGAGCGCACCACAGCAGGAAAGGAAACCCATGACGAGCCAGAAGATTGACAAGCTCACCCCGGAGCAGGAAGCGCTTCTGCCGGTGTGGCGCGACAAGTGGATCGAGATCGGACTGAAGACCGGAGCCGCCGACCGGGACCTCGCCGAGGAAGGTGTCTGCCAGGCATACCGGTCCGCCGGCCTGCCGGAACCGAAGGCCATCATCTGGGCCGACAGTCCCCTCGAGGGTGCCCGCTGGGCGGCGTGGATGGAAACCCTCGACGATGCCCCCACCAACTGGCAGCGGGCCAAGTTTGAGGCTGGCAAGTACGCCGTGCCCCGGGATGCGATCCTGAACCAGATCAGCACCGCCAAGATCACCCGCGACATGACCCTGAACCAGCTGTCCAACGCCGTCTACGGCCAGCACGATGCCGGCTGGCTGTCGTTCTACGACTACATGGGCGAGGTCCTGGGCCTGACCGAGGTCGAGCCCCTGCACGGGGTGATGAAGGTGGCGAAGTCCGCCGGCTGGTGGTGGCCGTTCGACAAGGCCTGCGTCATGTCCGAACGCCCCATCCACCTGTCTCGCGACCCCCAGGACCGGATGCACAACCCTGACGGGTATGCGATCGAATACCCCGACGGGTTCGGTGTCGCGATGTGGCACGGGACCCGGGTGCCGATCGACATGCTGACCACCGGCTGGGGCATCAAGCGGACCCTGAGGGAGGAAAACACCGAGGTCCGGCGGTGTGCGATCGAGAAGTACGGCTGGGACCGGTTCATCTACGACGCGAAGCTGAAGGCCGTCGGCAAGGAGATGCAAGATCCTGGCAACCCCGGCTATACGCTGTCGCTGTGGGATCTGCCGGAGCGTATCTACGGCGACGAAGACGTCCGGGTGCTGCTGTGCACCAACGCCACCATTGAACGTGACGGCACCCGGCGCCGGTTCGGGCTGACGGTCCCGGCGGAGATGCCCAACGCCCTGGCGGCGGCGGCGTGGACGTTCGGCAAGACCGAACGCGAGTACGCTGACCTGCTGCGGGCATGCTGACAGTTGCTGTCGCCAAGGCCAGGTACGCCGACGCCGTGCCTGGCCTTTACCACATCTATCACCATATCAAGAACGGGACCGAGCCTGCGGCGGTGTTGTTTCGGGCGTGGTATGTCCCATACATGGGAGTGATCAATGAAGCGCGTCGTGCATCAGCTACCGGGCCGGTCCCAGGCCAGAGATGATGTGGGCCCGATCCCGGCTGTGGTTCGGCGTCAGGTCCGGGCCATGGGCCGGCAAGTTCAGCTTCCGGGTACACCCGTCAAGGACGCACTGTGGTGGATGGGCCGATGAGAGCAGTTACGGTAAAGATCGACAACCATCCCATTCGGGCCCGGATTCGGGGCCAATGCCCAGGACTGGAGCTGAGCCTCATGTTTCCCCTTCATCTCCCGATCCATGGTCCGATCCGGCAGGAGATGAAAGCCCGATGCGATCACTCCGAATAATGGTAGACGCTCCCGATGCCGTCATCCGGATCCGGATCCAGGTCCGGGGTCAGCTTCCACCCAGGCAGGCTTTCATCATTCTGTTCCCGGTCCATGAACCGATCCGGAATCCGATCAAAGAACAGGTGGTGGCCTCATGCAATCTGTGGACAAGGTGATGTGGCATGACCTGCGGGTCGGGGCCGGGTTCCATGCCGCAGTGCGGATGACATCTCAATGCCGGTGGAACATCCGCCGCGACACCCTGGTCGGGTGGACGTTGCCGATGTCGGTCCTGGATGAGACGAAGGTGCGCCAGTGGACAAGGTGAGGTTAGGACGGCGCCCGGTGGTATATGAGACGTTCGGAATGATCGTTTCGCGCATCGGCGGCAAGGACGTCTACTCCCAACGGTCACTGTTGAGGGCCGGGTTCCCGCACGCTAGCCGGGTTCGGCGTGTGGTCAAGGCCGAGTTCGGACCGCCGCCTGAACGGAGGTGGTTCCGGTGAAACCGGTCGAAGTTCCCAACGGTGCCACCGTTGGCTGGACAGATGAGCATGACATCAACGGCGGCGGTGTCGGCTACATTGACGCCGCCGGTGACTTCGTCAAGATCCGGGCGCCGTGGCCGGTGCTGGAGGCGACGGTGCTGGCCACCTTCCCGCACGAGATCGTATGGCGGCGCACATATCAGACACTGGAAAGGATTGGGCCATGGGATGGTTCCGAAGGAAAGCTCTTGTTAAGGCCCTGGCGGTCCAGCCAGCGGCGCAGGCGGTGACGTTCTCGGCCCCAGATGAACGACCGGATCCGGCCGTCTGGCAGGTGACACTGACCGACGGGACACAGCTGCGCATCAGTGCCGACTTTTGGGCAGAAGGAGACATCTACACGTCGTTCCGGACAGACATCTACTATGGCGGCGTTCGGGGCCGGTCCCGGGCGGTGGCCGCAGTCCGGACCGATCTGGTCCGGTCGATTGTTCGGGAGGCCGCGTGAACATCATCAGCCATGACAAGATCCGGAGCGTGTACTGCTGCTACAGCTGCAACTGTTGGCCGATGCTCAGCCGGGCGCGCCGGATCGAGGCTGGCAACCAGGCCCGGATCTTCTTGGGACCCGACACCGACAGTGACCTCGGGCCCCTGATCGCTGTCAGCATCCATGCCGAGATCAGGCAAAGGGAATATCGTGCAGCCCATCGTTAACCGCCGGCCGTGGCGACTTCAATGCTGCGCCGGATGTTTGAACAACGTATTGGGTATCGTCGGCGAACGCCGCATCCACCCAGCTAAAATCATGCACTCGTCCGAACTGCGCCGGCTCGTCACCAACACCCTCTCACTCCAGTTACGCGATCGGATCCAGTTGTGAACCCGATCCCGATGTTCAAACCTGCTTTCGGCTACGTCCACATCCCCATCACCCATGGCTGGAAACGGTCATGGGTGCTGCACGAAACCGGGGTCCTGCCGGTCTCATCGGTCGAATGGCCGGTTGTGGGTATCGAAGGGCTTACGACACCCGCCGCCGCCCCGCGGGCCCGGATTGTTGACCAAATCCGGGCCGAAACACTACCGCGGAGGTGGTCATGGTTCCAGTGAAACTTATCGACATCCGGTTCCGGACCGCGCTCTACGGCCGGGACCATGTCACCTGCGTCGGCGTCACCATCCCGTCCCATGCCGCCAGGATCGTCCGGCGCAGCCCGGTCTGGAACGTGTTGTCGAATGTTCCCGGCGAACTGTACGGGCGGTGGAACCGTTGATCATCATAAGAGAAGTCCCAGCCCCGCATTGACGTGGCGGCTGAAAGATGCGATCACCTGGGGGCTGCCATGAAACCGGTCCGGCGCCAGATTCCTGGCATGGGTGCGTACACGTGGGAAGACGATGCATGGAAGCAACCCGTCCTACATAGTTCGTCGAAGCTTGTGCCGAGTGCCGTGGTCGTTCGGGTTCGGACGGCGAGGCCGGAAGTGTTTTGGCCGCTGCGCCGGCGGATCATCGAGACTGCACCATCGGCCGAAAGGTCACCAAGCTTCCACCGGAAGGCGGTTGCGGGTACACTCCGAATACTCCAAGCTTTGGGTATCGGTTAACCGAGAGAAGGGATCCAAACGTGTCGAAGACTCTCGCAGAGCTCGTCAAGACGCACGGTGTCGAGATCGACCCGCACCTGGAGCGGGAGCTGAGCATCCCGGTTCTGGCTGGAATGCAGCGGCAGGGTGACGTTCTCGTCTCCCCGGCCAAGGCCGGTACGACCCCCGCGAAGACCCCGGTTGCGAAGGCGGGCTTCCCGGTCGTGCGCGGCGAGAACGGTGGCAACACCCACCTTCTGCTCGCCGAGGGCGACGTCTGGTTCGACGTCCGTGAGGCCACGGTCGACAACCTGGCGCTGGGCACCCTGACCATCGCCGACGACGCGATCGGTCACCTCGCCCACCCGGAGCACGGCTACATGTCGATGGCCCCCGGCACCTACACCATCTCCCGGCAGCGGGAGCAGTCCGAGGTGACCCGGATGGTAGCCGACTAATACCGGCGTGTACACCGATCAGGTCCCGTTCCCTGCTGGGGGCGGGGCCTGGTCTGTTATGGCGGAGGTGTGATGAAACAGGTGGATCCGCAAGTGTGGGCGAGACCAGACAATCTGGTGTTCGTCGCGTCCCGGGACCTGTTCACGACAACGTTGTGGGATCGGATGGCCGGCGAGGTCGCTTCCAGGGTTTTCGTCCGCGAACTCAGCTGGCGCGTCAAGGCGATGATCCGCAGGCAGATGGGGTCGCCGTGAAGCGGATACGGCGGCTGGTGTGGAGTGACCGGGAGAAGACGACGTTCGACACGGTCAGGCACCGGACCATCAGTCGGGCTCGGAGCCGGACGTCAGCTGCGATGCCCCGGACTGGGGCCGTCCCCCAGGTCCTCCGGGAACAGGTTTGGGATCGGGCATGAAGTCGGTCCAGTATCGGGTATGGGGTGACTCGGACCGGGTGGCGTATGGGGCATCCTGGCATCAGATGGATCTGCCCGTCCGTAACAGTGTCACCCGCGGTGCGTTGCACAGGGTGCCGGCTTCGGTGAATGCCAGACTAGGAGAAGAAATCCATGATCGACAGCTCGACGTTGGACCAGCTCGAAGCCACGTTGAAAGCCGCCCGGACCGCTGGCCGCGGACAACTTGAGGCCCTGGATGATGCCGGACTGCTGATGACGGCACAGGCCAAACGCCGGCTACGCCACGACGTGTACGGGGAGCTGGTCGAAGCCCTCACCGACATGCAAGCCTGGGAGCTGGCGTCGATGAGCCCCGACCAGGTTCGGCAGGCCTTTATCGAGAAGCTGGAGCAACTGCGCCGGGAGCTGGCATGATATCGGTGAAGAAAAAGGTCCGGCTGAAGCCTGTCGCCGACATCGACTTTCGGATGAACCTGGCTGCGTGGCGGATTCCGCAGATACGTGGGGACGTGGTTGATCCGGCCACGTCATGGTTGATGGTCGCTAACGTGACCCGCGAACTGGTGGCGGTCCGAGCATGAAGTCCGCACGTATGCGGGTGTATCGCCGGCCCGAAGACGCCTTGTACTACCAGATGGTAATCCAGGCACCGTTCAATCCGACCCAGGAGACGCGACTGGTCCGGGAAGCCACGAACGTCGTGTGGCGTGAGGTGTATGTGGAGGTGGACAACCGATGCAGAGGGTAGTAGCACGGGTGTGGAAAGAGCCGGAATTGACCGCCTACGAAACGTTCCGGGGCATGAACTTCCGGCCGCTGGCTGTCCGCCAAACCTATCTGCTGATCCAGCGTAGCCGGGTCCGGTCGACGATGTTCGAGATCTTAAGGCAGGTCCGGGCATGGCCCCAGTAAGGCTGCCGACATCACTGAAGCTGATCTTGAGCCCGATGTGGGCCGGGCACCAGTCGTGGGTGGCGCAGACCGCGGATCATGAGTGGTATCGGCAGATCGGGTTGTCGGCGCAGCTCGACATGATGTTGTCTTTGTACGTCCAGCCGATACCATCGCTGGCCCGGTCGGCGATAATCAGGACACTACTGCCACAGGAGGAGTCATGAAACTGCTTGCCCTGTACCTGTCCGTGCTGTTGATGGCTGTGGCCCGGCGCCGGATCGTCAAGACCTACGAGCCGTATCGGCTGCGGTATGCCGATGGCCGGCACCGCCCTGGCGCCAACCGCAAACGGCCGGTGTTCGACTGGACGACCACCCCCGGCGGAGCCCCGATCCTGGGCTTGGTTGATTGGGTGCCGTGCCCGTGATCCCGGCATACAAGCTGACCCGGATGAAGCAGGGCACGAACGGGTACGCGGATCGCAACCTGCGCCAGTTGACGTTCCGGGACGTCCATCCTCGTGTCGGTATGCAGGCGTTGATCGCTGTCCGAATGGAGGCTGCCGTTGATGTCGTCACCGCGGCCCTGGACGGGGTCCATGGGAGGTTTCGTGCAGCCGGCTAAGGGGCTGTGGAGTATCAGCCTCGGCGGTAGTCACCGCAACGACGTACGGGACCAGGTCCATGCGGGTTGTGACACGCGGCTGGGGCGGCGGTTGTCGGACCGTTTGCATGAGGGGATGTGGCTCGGTTCGGTCCGTGAGTTGATCTCTGCGATGCTTCTCGAAACCGACCTGTCATGATAAGATGAGGGCATGTATGAGCAGGCTGTGACCAAAGCACTCTCCGCCGAACACAAAGCCATCCGCCGGGCCAACCAGCTCGCCGACCAAGCCGCCCGCCAACTCGACAAACACCCCGTCTACCGCCGGCTGCCCGAAGCCAAGTTCCAGGCCATGGTCGATACCATCGTCATGGCCCGCAAACAAATCGACCCGATCTGGAAAGACGCCGTCGCCGACAACCAGTGGTACCTGGCCCAGGCAGGCGCCTACGGGCCCGGACGTGTCGCCGGGGACTGGACGTGAACCGGGTGACAATCCGGATCCCGGCCTCGTTCGGTGGCTCCGGCAGCGTCCATGGCGACCCATACCTGGTGGTGCGGCAACCCGTCGGAGAGGACATCCGGGTCCACAACCTGCGCTGGGTTGTCCGAGACCGAGTCGGCACCGTTTCTTCTACCATCCGCAACCGCGTAAGGATGACACCATGAGCGACATCAGCAACCTGCGAGACAAAGTCCAACTCCGGGACGCGCTCGCCGAACGGATCAACGACCTGACCAAGCAACTCGAAGCCCTGGACACGCTGATCCAGGACCACGTTGGCGACGACGAAGAAGCCCTCATCGACGGCCAGCCAGCATTCACCTGGGCCCGGACCGCCAAGATCCGGACCAAGGACCTCGCCAAAGCCCATCCCGACCTGTACTCCCGGTTCCTAGTCGACAAAGTCTCCAGCGTCCTGGACACAGACACGCTGCGTACCGTGTACCCGGACCTGGTGAAGGAGTTCTCTTCCCGATCCTGGCGCCGGGTCCAGTGAACCAGATCTCCACACAGTTCAACGAACCGATCCGAGTCCACCTACCCATACTGATCGGGCCGGCGCAGAGATGGCTACAAGTCCACCACCAGGTACGCAGCCAAGTATGGGCCCGGCTGCCCGGTGTCGGGTTCGCAGTCCGCGAGGAGGCTATAGATGAAGCTGGTCGCTGAACAGTTCACCACCGCTTTCCGTTACGGCTGGCCGATTCATGAACGAGGTCAGCGCAACCCGATCTGGTATCCGGTCCATGACAGGATCCGGCGACAAGTGTGGCGGGCTGTAGACGACCCGGCCGGCACGATCTATGACGAAGTCGGGATTCGGTCATGAACCGGGTCGGTGAACAGCTGCGGCGGCCCGTCTACGACTATCCGATGCCACCGCGGACTCGGGTGTTGTTGATGCTGCGGATCCGGCAGCCGGCGATCCGGGCCGTTCTGCCGGTCCGGGCCAACGTTGAGGCACAGATGGGGGCATCGGTGAGACCGATCCGGGTACAGCTGATCAACCCCCTGCTGGGGCCCCTGGCCCAGGCCGGGATCTCGCCCGGTCGACCGTGGCCGACACTGCGGGTCATGGCCCCCGTCGACACCTGGGGGCCGATACAGGAGCGGATGTCCGTATTGTTAGAGCATGAAACCGTGCCGGGACTGTTTGACCGAAGCCGGGTCCGTTGAAGCCCTCGCCGCCAGCCCGCAGGGCAAGAGGCCCGCGCCTCATCCCGGCCCCCGTTGCACTACACATCATCGGGTCCGGAAGGTTCTCGTCAAAGCCCGGGAACATGACCGGCGAGTCCTGGCGGTGTACGGACTGGAGCCGGGTGACTATCAGCGCCTGTATGAGGCTCAAGGCGGCCGGTGTGCGATCTTTACCTGTCGCGCCAAGGGCAAGTCCCGGATGCTGGCCGTCGAGCATGATCACCGGTGCCAGGCCAGCCACGGAGGCCAGATCCGCCGGTGTTGTGTCAGGGGCCTCACGTGCGCTGTCCACAATGAGTGGATCGGGCGATCAGGTGACAATCCGGACGTTTTCCGGTCCATAGCAGACTATTTGGAACACCCACCGGCGAAAGGGATCCTATGAAACGAACCAAATTCGCGGGCCCCAGCTTCAGGATCCAGTCCCAGTGCCATCGAGCCGCGGCCGACCGGATAGCCAATTCGTTGTGGGTTCGGCTGGTCGATGGCACTGGCAATGAGGACCTGTATTACTGGCGTGCAGGATCAGCAGTAGATGCGACCATAAGGCAGGTATCGGATGAACTCCGTCAGGATCGGTGACCCGACTGGCGGGCCCATCCAGCCCACCATCCAAAGATGCTGGGCCGTGTTTGAGTCCGCGGGCCGACCCAGGACGTGGAGCGATGCCGTCAACGGCATCGGATATCCACCACTGTGGCCGTGGCTTGGCAGGTCATACCCGGCCGAGATCGGGCAAGAGATGAGGGGCCGTGGACAAAGTTGAGCTGGCGCTCGGGAGCAGCTTCGTCAAGAAACACATTAACGCCAGCTGGCTCGCGGCCGGTAACGCCGGTGGTGACAACTGGCTGCGGATGAACATCGTCCTCAGCCCGGTGTCGTGGGTGACCTGGAGCCGGCCCGCTAGCGCGGCCTCAAACATCACCGGCCAGGTCGAAACCGATGCGTAAAATCGCAGCGGGGAAGCTGACCCACATTGATCACGTGAGACCCTTTTTGGCCCAACTACAGGTCAATGCTGGTACCCGAATCGAATACCTGAGCTGGTTCGAGGACGAGCCGACACTGCCGTGGACGGTTCGGCAAGCTGTTGCCCAGCGCGTGAAGGCAGACCGAGATGCGTAACCTGCGCATGGGCGTTGGTAGTGACTACATCCGGTATCCGGCCGGCGATGCTTGGCGGCGGCTTGGATCAGTCGGCAGGCAAGTGTTCCGGGGAGCCCGAGTGGGGACACCGCTTGGCGATCCCCGAATACCGGGTCCGGTGTTGGGGCACCAACTCGCCGCAGAGGTTCGGTTGACGAATCCTGACATGACAGCTACTGTCGCACCCATCATCGAGAAAGGAACACCATGACCGCAACCGAAGTCGATGGCACGGCCGTCACCGGCACCGAGCCGGCCTACACCAACCTGAAGCGGGAGGAGCAAGACCCCGTTCCCTACAAGACGGTTATCAAGCTCCTGCTCGCCGACGGCACCTACACCTACGGGTGCGTCTACGACAACTGCACTTACACCGAGGCCAGCTCCGCCCAGTCGGTCGCCTCGCACTACAAGACCGTGCACGAAGGCTGGTCGCCGGGCCCGAAACGAGCCGAGAACGCTCGCAAAGGCCGCCTGGACCTGACCCCGTACGCCGGCATGACTGTCGAAGAGTTCTTCGGCAACATGGCCGAGCTGCACGGTGAGATCGAACGTCTTGAAGCGCAGATGATCCGCAGTTCGCAGGCGTTCCAAGACCGTCTCGGGGCTGTCGCCGAGGACCGCAACGCCTGGAAGCGTAAGGCCCAGGATGCGCAGCGGGCCCTGGCTCCGTTGCGTAAGCTGTTCAAGGACGAATAACTGGCCGGCCCGCCCCTGTCTCAACCGGGGGCGGGCCCCACGGCGGGGGAGCGTAGTGAGCAAATACCTGGAGATCATCAACGACATCAAAAACGATGTCCGGATGGGCACTCTCCAACCCGGCGACCAGCTCCCGAGCCTGCGGCAGCTGAAGACACACTACAAATGCTCGGCATCCGCGGTGACCCACGCCATGATCGTCCTGACGACCGAAGGCTGGGTTCGCGGTCACGCTGGCGACGCCCGCTACATCACCGAACAGCCACCGGCATGACCAAGTATGTGCGCCGCAAGTCGCAATCCGATGTGGCACCGGTCCGGCCTGAGACCAAACCGATCAACTACAAGCACGGGGTCATGCCCCCGGTCCGTAAGCGCACCGACGCCGACCTGCACGACGCGGCCGTGTGGCTGGCCGAGTGGACGCTGTTGAACCTGCCACGAGACCAGCGCCAGGAAGCGTGGACGGAGCTGGCTGGGGCGCTGGGACTGCCGTGGGTAACCGTGGAGGAGGCTTTACGATCATGAGCGCGAAGTTCAATGGGACATCTGTCCGATTCGATCTCGACAAGCTGTTGCTGTTGAAGGAGATAGCCCGGCGTAAGCGAACCAGCGTCAGCCACCTGCTCCGGGAAGCCGCAGACCGGATCATCGAAGAAGACCGCCAGGACAGGCAATGATCCTCGCGGTGCAGATCGGCATGTGGACGGCTACGTTTGTCGTAACCGGGTTCGCCGTCTTCGCGGCCGGCCTGTGGTTCCGGGAAGCGATCAAGGCCTTTCGAACCATCCTGAACTGGAAAAACGCTGACTATATCAGCAAAAGCTTCGCGCCCGGCGGGCTGATCCTGGGCCTGATCCTGGGACCGTTCACGCTAGGACTTGCCGCGTCGCTCGTGGCCGTCACCTTCATCGTCACCCGTAGTTTGGGGGGGTCATGACCCAGGCGAACAAGTTCATGATCAAACTCGTGGCAGTCGACTACGACGACCACGTCCGGGCCCTGGTCTGCACCGCCTGCGGTGAAATCATCCACCGCATCCCCGACGAAATCGGGCTCGACGACCTTGTCAGCTACGGCCAAGGGCACTGGGCCACCAAACACACCGAACAGGAACCTGAGTGAACTGGACCGCCATCGTCGTTGCCGCGATCTACACCCTCGGCGCCATCGCCATCGCAGCCATTATCGGACTCGTCACCATCACCTTGAAGTGGAACGCCACCGAGCACCCCGATTCGGATGCTGATGCACCGGCGGGCGAAGAGTCCGGACATCAAGAAGCTTCGCCGGAATCCGGGTTACTCGACGCAACCTGGTCAACAAGTCGGTCGCATGTCGGCCAACATACCACTGGTCAGTACCTCTGACCGTCACCGTGAACTGGACCAGCCCCAACGCCGCCCCCGTCACCGACGGCTGGCTGAAACGTTTGGGCTGGTCCTCACATGCCTGCTCGAGTACACCCAAGATGTCCGCAGCGAGTTCTGTCGCCCGATCATCGGCCCGGGTGTACACCCACGTGAACCGTCGCGTCGTCGTCACGTAGGCAGTGTGCCATGCCAATCCAGGCCACCGACAGCCTTTGCGATCTCACCCGCCGTCGGAATCAGGCCCAGCCGGGACGCGACCGTAGTTGCTAGCGCATCCAGCTGCGCATCCGTCAACGACACCGCCCCACCGGCTTCCAGGGCCGCCTCGATCCGTGCCAGCGATGCCAGCACCTGCGGCAGCAGCGTGTTCGCGATCGCACCCGCCCGGTTGAATGTGACAAACATGGCGCCACCAGCCGTGTAGGTGCTGGCGCCCGGATCGATGTCGAAGCTCCACACTTCTTGCGCTGTCATGCTCGTCGCTCCCATGCTCGCGACCGACCAAGGCCGGCCGTCCTCATCAGTGTCCGGATCGCCCGAAAAGTGGGCATGCTCGTCGTGGCGGCTCGACCCCGAATATGTCCTCGGCGACCAGCCGCTGTTGCGGGACCAGATAGTGGGCACATTCGCCCCGAACGGTCCCAGCGGTGGGCAGAAGATGATGTACCGCAGCCGGGCCACATCCGCCGGCGTCGCCAAGATCCTCCTGATTACGTCATACATCGTGACACCAGGATGGTTCAAGTCCTTGTCGACGTCGACCGCCCGGACCTCTTGCTTGGTGTCCGCGTCCTGATATTCGGCGCTGACCCCGGCCGTGTCATCAGGGTTGTGTCCCGACGTCTCCGCCTGATGCGCGGCGTCACCGATCCAGCCGTCGGTGGTCTTGTCCCGGGCCGGGAACGCCGTGTTGAACCCGGACCGCAGACTCGTCAACGCCGCCGTCAAAACCGCGGTCATAGCACACCCCGGATCTCGGATGGGACCATTGCCGCCAGCTGCACAGCCTTGTCGTTGGCCGCCTGAAGCTGCTGATGGAGTTCGGCCCGTTCCACCTGATGCTGGAGGATCAGCGTCGACATCTGGTCCCGCATCGCTGCCAGATTGCCGTTGGCCAAGTCTTTGACCTGGCCCATCTTCTCCGAGTTGACGGCACCCTGGACGATCGGCACACCCAGGGCCGAGGCGACCACGATCCCGGCGGTCACGATGGCTCCCACCTCCTGGCCCATGGCGACCAAGGTGACGATGGCGGCCAGGATCATGCCGAACATGGTGACGATTTGCCACCCGTTCAGATTCCTCATCCACGCCCCCTGTGCCACGTTCACCCCTTACATGATCCTTTTGTTAGATCATGACACATTGGGGGCATTTGGCCAATGTTAGGTAACAGTTACGCTCCGGCCCTGGCCGAAGTAAGTGATAGCCGAAACGGTGCCACCTCCGTGCCCATTGACGGCCCAGTCCGATGCGCTGATGCGGTCGGCCAGATCGTTCATCCAATTGTCGCCATAGCTGCCCTCGAAGGAGCCTCCAGGATCGGAAACGAGGATGGAAAACGATCCACCGGAGCCGGTAAAGTCGATCTGGAAATAGCTGTTTATGAATTGCATGATTTCTCCCTAGAAGATTCGCCACACGTGCATACGAGTCCGGGCCCGGATTGTGGTTGTGCCGGGGTCGGAAGTATTTTGAGCTGCTCGCAGTTGCAAGTTGCCCGCCGTGCCGCCCATGGTAATCTCGCCCCAATGGGTTACGACTGTGATCGTTCCGGCCGCCACCGTGCCGAAAGAGACAGGGCCGTTGCTCGTAGTGGCCGTGCCGAAAGAGCCATCACCAGTGCTAGCTGTCGCCGCTGGAGCCAGACCATGGCCACCCCAGATCATGGCGATACCCGCTGGGACGGCATAGGCGAACTGGATATCACCAGCCACAGGACCGTCGCAGTAGATGACCGTTTCCCACTGGAATGTTCCCGCTGTTGGCAATGCAGCGAAGAAGTTCGTCACATCCTGCAACGCTGTCGACGAAACGGTCAGGGCCTGGTTCGCCGCCTGCCGGACCGAGGCGAAGTTGGCCCGCTGGCGCAACGACACCCAGTTGGCGTTATCGAAGATCTCGATCCGGTCCACATCGGCCAGAGCGGAGATCTCGTTCTCGTTCGGGGCCGGCCGCCGGGCAGTCCGGTCGGCGCTCGAGGCATAGCGCTGGACCAGGCGGTTTTCCATTATCCCATCCCAGGAGACCTGCGCCGAAGGCAGGTTCGCCGGATCGGCACCCTGCTGCTCCGGGATGCCCTGGTTGGCACTGTTAACTGGCATCAGAGGCTCCTAGACGCTGGAGATGTAAGAGACCGTGAAATATTGTCCCATGGTGATCGTCACGGTCCCAGTGAAAAGGCTGGTTGTGGTTACTGTCTGCCCGGCGGTTCCCTGGAAGAATGCCGTCATGGTGATCAACGCGGCCATCTCTCCGGATCCGATGCTTTCGTCCTTATGCGAGGCTACTTCGGTGCCCGCTCGCAGAATCGCTCCCCGGAAGCTGAAGATGTTTCCAGCACTGCTGAATCGCCAAATCTTCAACGTGGCCAGATAGCTTCCATCAAATGGCAATGTCACCAGTGTCGGGGAAGCGGGATTGAACAAGTTCCCACGGTCGTACAGTTCCGTTGGATAGGTAAGCGTGGTAGTAACACCGGCGTTGATGGTTTGGCCCACCTCGTTTTGAAGCGACACCGTTGGCGGGGCAACGGCCGATGTAGCCAAGGTATTCACAGTAGACAGAGCATCATCGACGGCAAGAGCAAAGTTTGTAAGGCCGGAACATGTGACTAGTTCCCCTTCGCAGGGAAACGGGATACCGAAAGTGTCTGTCGACTCAGCCATCTAGATCACCAGTCCCGAGCCCATGCGGACATACCACAGACGCCATCCACCGATAGGGATAACCAGGTCACTGGACGTGTTGCTGTGGAAGAATTCTGCCACCACCTGGCGAGTGTCGGAGCCCGTGGAGGAAAAGAATCCGGTAACAGACATTGTTCCACCGCCGGTGCTACTTTCCCTGTCGACGGACTGGAAAAGCACATCATAATTGGTGACAATGCTCGCCGAACCCGACGCTGGCTGCTTCACATCGAAGACACCAAGCGTCCGCGCCGTCCCGTTATTCGGAGTCGCCACCGTCCAGTTCACCGTCGACCCCATGAGCCAGAAACCTGCTGGGATCCGGGTATTAAGCGATGGATTCGGCACATCGTTACTGGTGGTGTTCCATGAACCGCTGCTAGGAGCGACTTCCCCTACTTGGCCTTCAGGCAACACGAAGCCAGACAGATTGTTGACCGTGATAGCAGAGGTGTTCACGGCCACATACCAGGGACGATTCAGATAGTCCGTGAAATTCGTTTGGTCAGTCGCCAAATTAGAATCGATGGTCTGTGCGTTCTCCTGCATCCACAAAGCGATGGCTGCCGGATCGCTGCCATCAAGACAGGTAAGGCCATGGTTGCCAACGGGAGTTGCCATCAGACGACATCTCCGATCCACATAGCGCCAAGGTGGATATCGGTGTACGTGTTGGTGTTACCCACGGTGCCACCAGCGCCGAGACTCACGGCGATAAAAGATCCCGCAGGGACCGACACTTGAGTTGCTCCGGTGATAGCAAAGGCCCCAGCGAAACCGCCATACCTGCCATCGAAAGGAAATGGGCCAGAGGACAGGCCAATGACACTGACACTCATCGACGGAGAGGCACCCCCTCCAGAGGGCAGGGCGATGGTTCCACGGCCCGCATACCACACGTAATAGACGCCTGCCGTCTGGATGGTGAACCCTGTCGAATTCGAGGTCAGGTCGACCATGTTGTCGGTGTCGGCGACGACTGTGTCGAAGGTAGGAAAGTTGTTACCAGACTCTCCCACGGTCCGGACAAAAGTTTCGGTGCGGCGGATCTGCGCGATGGGGACGGTGACAAATGTCCGATCCAGGGTTGAGTCCAAAGCATCCAACTGGGCTTCGACATCTTTGGCGAACTGGCACATGGTGTCATCGATGTCGCAGGGCCGGTCGGAGCAGTCGACCATCGCCAGGCCGTAGACCGGGGTACAGGTAGCCATTCAGATCACCCCAAAACCATGATTGTCAAAGTTGTGTGGGTGGCGTTCGCCCGGAGCTGGTTGTCCACACCCGAAACCCGGATCCCGTTCAGGGAAATCGTGTGGGCCCCGGCGGCGATGGCCCGGACTGTTTGTTGTGCCAGCGTCGCCCGGAAGCCGATAGCCGCACCGGTTTGGGTAATGATCACCTGCGGGTTGACTGGTAGCCCATCGACAGACAGCCGCACCTCGCCGGTAGTTGCGGTGGTGCCGAGGACTTCTATGTCGGCGATCCACCAGGCCATCAGGATGCTGTTCGGCGATGGGACGGTGAAGTTGATCGTCGTGCCAGGGACGGTTGCCGCCCCTGCGTTCAGGTTCAGGTTCCCGGTCGCTGCCACATACTCCACAAGGGCGATGCCACGGCCGGAACCACCGGAACCAACGGTTGATCCCAGCGCTAGCCACGTTTGGTCCTGGCGTAGTAATGCGGTTGGCTCCCCAACCACGGGCCCATATGTGCCTAACCGGCCGACTGGGACGAGGGTGCCCTGGACATTGACGGTCAACGGGTCGACGGAAGCAACCGTTCCGATCCGCATCCGGTCATCGGGTGGGAGTGCTTCGGTGATCGCATCAGGCATCGTCATGCTTCGAGCACTCCAATCACCTGAGCCCGCCCGGAAACGGTCATGTATCCGTCCACGTTCAGGGGGATACTAAATGCTGACACTACCTGAATTATGCCCGTTTCACCCCTTGCGTCCAAGGTGACCGTGTCGCCAAGTTCGAGGGCCGCATCGACAGGTTGCTGCCAGGACCAGGCTTCGGTCAGGGCGATGTAGGTCCGCAGCAGGTCATTGGCCGCCGACTGGGCCGAGCCTTGCGTTTGCGGGGTTTGGAGGTGGATCGTCTTGTGCCGCAGGCCGAAGTTGCCCCCGATGTAAGTGGGGCTGGCCGGGTTGGTGTCCTGGGCCAGGGCGTATACGGGAGTGGTGCCGTCAGCCCGCTCACCGGTGACGGTGATCGAGTTGTAGACGTCGGTGTGGTCCCGGGCAGGAGTGCCCTGAATCAGGCCGTCTGGACCGTCGGACAGGGTCAGGATCGACGGGTTCGGGACCGTCCACGGATACTTGCGCATGACGAACGAGCCATCGGCAAGGGCATACCAGTAGGCACCAGCCGAGGTGGCCATCTCATCCAGGGCCCCGGCCCGATCCGATTCCCAGGTCAGCTGTGGCACCGTCAATGTGAACGTATCCGAGCTACCGAAAGTGGCTTCGGCGCCCAAAGCGTCGGTGACCAGCCGCTGAAACTCCTGATACACGGTGTTGCCGACTGACGAGTTCTCCGGCCGGATGAAAGCGGCATCAACGATGTCGGCGCACACATCGTGAGCGGACACGTTCGTCTGCCCGTCGGGGCTGCTGCTGATGTCGTGGATGTGGCCGAAGAACACCTGCCAGCGGTAGAAATTGCCGTCCGCGAACTCGACCCCACGCCAGATCCGTAGCCGGTTACCCGACGGCGCCAGCAGATCCGTCGGATCGTTCGGATACAAGCCCTCGGGCACAACCAGGGAAGCGTTACGGGTGATCTGTGAGGACAGCGTCGCCGACACTTCGCCGTCGTAAAACACCAGACCACCGGTGTCGGCGGTGAACTCGTCCGGCAACGTCAGCGTGTTCCCGTCGTGATCGGTGACCTCGACCAGGACATATTCCTGGTGAGACGTCGCCAAAGCCTGGCGGTAGGTGGCATCCAAACCTCCGGCCAGCATCACGGACCGTCCCACAGGTCGGTCCAGTCGGTGTTGCCGGCGTTGACCGCGGTCCACGACGCGTAGGTGGCGTTGACGTCGGCCCAGGTCCGTTCGACGGTCGCCGGGACGGGAGTGTCGTTGGAGGCCTTGCCCCGCAACAGATCCGCCCAGGTCAAGCCGGCGGCCTCGATCGCTGACCAGGTGGTGTAGATGTCGCACAGGTCATCGACCCGGGCCCCGCACACGCCCTGCGTTGGACCCGACGGCCGCTTCACGGCGACGTGTGGCATCCGGACAGTCCGTGGCGGCTTACGGTGATCGGTGAACGGCCGCTGCTCGTCGACATCGCCGATGGCCATATACCGGTCTTCGATCCCGTAACCGGCCGGCGGCCGTAGCAATAGCGGGGAGCCGGGGGCGTTCAGCGTCCGGACCGCGTCCCGGTCCGCGAACGTACGCGTGACCAAAGACAAAGTCGATTCGATCCACCGCCGGGCCCGGGTGACAGCAATCGGGTAGATGGCGTTGGTCGGATTGTAGGTGCCGTTGTTGGCGGCGAACGTCTCGTCGGCCATGCTGGCGAAGAAGATCCCGTTGTCGGGCACGCAGCCGGGGGCGATGTTCGAGCGTAGGGTGACAACCCGGTCGTTGCATGGCCGGACCGGATCGCCGAACCGGAAGTTGCCGCCGGATGCCAGCGTGATCTGGGCCGAGCATTGTTCGACGGTGACCAGGCTGGTGCATGGATCCGCCAGTAGATGGTTGTCCATCTTTAGCATAATCGGCAAGACGTTCGTCGACCCGGCACCGGTGAATCCACGATAGGAGACGGAACCAGCCGATAGGTGCGTTACGGTGGTGGTGGCCAGATACGTGGCTGGTTCTGGTTCGGTGGCAGGCCACACCTTGGCCCGCAGGATGCTGCCCCAGAAGTCGAGACGATAGTTCAACGGTGTCGTGGTGGGAACCAAGGCACCGCTGAAGTCGACAACGCCCGGGAATCCGACCAGGGCTGATTCGACACCTGCCACCACTTGCCGCACGGCGATAGTGATCGTATTGCCGGTGCCGAAGAACAGGCGCAGGTCGCAGAAGTTGTTGGAGTCGACCCGTCGGACGACGATGCCCATCTCATGTCCGGCACCGGTGGGGACGACTGGGTGCTGGTAGTAGCCGTACAGGATCCCGTTCGGTTCAGACAAGCCGACCACAATAGATTCACGGGGAACATTGTTGGTGGTGAGCGTGAACGTGCCCTGGGAGCCGTTGACGTCATAGTCACCGGGAACAGTGCCGCCGAGTAGCTGGTAGGTGTGGTTGGAGTCCGACGTGCCCCAGCCATCGACAACGGTCCGGGTGAATGTGTCTTGATACAGGTAGCTGGCCGCCGTGGTGACGACAGTCCCGGCGGCGTCGATGGCGGTGGTGCAGTAGTAGAAGCAGGTGTCCAGCGGCGCTTCGGTGTCCCAGAAGATGCCATAGCCACACGACAGGGTCAGATAGTCGCCGTTGTAGGACACGTAGGGACGTAGCGGTGTCCGAACTCCGGTGGTGCAGTCGACTCGTTCGACCTTCGCGGCCGTCGCCTGGGTGACGTCAGCCCAGTTGACTTCAACGCGCACATAGCCGGGCACCGGGTAGGTCATGGTGGAGATCGACGGCATCAGGTCACCTCCGCGGCCCGTTGGACAGGGTCCGGGCTTGGACCTTGTTGTTGGTCGCTACCCGGTAGTCGATGCGGGCATCCAGACGTTCGTCGCCGATGTAGACGGCCACAGACGTCTGCGGGGCGAGCATGTCCATCAGTCCGGACTGTTGGGCCAGCTCCATCGCCCGGCCCTGGTTGGTCAGCGGGATGACGACTTCGTTGGCGTGCAACTGGGCGAGCTGGTCCTGACTGATGATGCCGCCGGAGGCGTAGCCGGCCACGTTTCCAGCAACCCGCCCCAGGATGCCCTCAAGGCCCCCGGATGATTCGGCTGGCTTTTTGCCCATCAGCCGGGCAATCTTGCGCCAGAAACTCAAGATCACTGACGTGATTGTCATGATCTTCTGGATCAGGTCGAGAGCCCCCCGGAACGCCACTGCCACCAGTTGCGCCAAAAACACCATGTCCTGCATGGCCCTCTTGCCCTCTGGGGAATTGACCCAGTCCCGGAACTGCTTGATCGCAGCAGTAACCGTCTTCAGGAACTCCCGACCGCCGGCATTCGTCTGCGAAAACATGTCCCCGAATAGTCCGATCAGTTCCTTGACCAGGTTCCAGATCGACTCGAGACTCAGTACGGCATTGGTGAGGAACTTTTGGAACCGGCCGTCGGCAACGGCCTGGTTGACCCAGTTGGCGAAGTCTTCGATGAACGTCCCGAATGAGGCCACCAGATTGTTCAGGCTTGGCATCAGCGTGGTAGCGGCGTTGGCGAACGCACCGATCACGGCAAGGATCGGTCCGGACAGCGTTTGCAGGGTTTGCGCTGCGCCTGGCAGCACTGTCCGGAAAAAGTTGATCATCTCCGGGGATCGGGCCAGGCGCAGCAGGTCGGCAACGAACATGCCGACCGTGCCAGCAACCTGCGTGAATCCGAACTTGATGACCGGCAGCAGGGCCTTCAGCGTCGGTCCCAGCTGCTTGATGATCGGACCGAAGAACGCCTGCTGGACGGCATCCCGGATACCTTCGAAGCTTTTGCGGAACTCGCGCAGGACTCCGACCAGGCCCCGCAGCGTCGGCGACAGCTTCTTCAGGCCCTTGGCGAGCTTGTCCGGATCCTTTTCCAGAACCAGCTGGAGGGCGTCGCCGAGGTCGTGCATGGCGATGACAAGTGGCAACACGATCGCCAGGACCGCGGACAGGGCGGCCGGGATCAGGACGAGGAATCCGAGCAGGTCGGCAAAGACTGAGGCGACAACGATGATTGCTGCTACGACGGCGTAGATGGCGATCGACAGCACGACGAAGCCGGCGGCCATGGCGGCGATGGTGGCCAGGGCGATGGGGGCTTCGGCGGCGAACAGGCCGACGGCGCCGATCAGGTCGGCGAATGAGGCCGCGACTGAGGCGCCGATCTTGGACAGGTCCGAACCGCCCCGGATCAAGCCTTTGATCAGTTCGAATGCCGACTCGCCGAGAACGAACAGGTACTTGGCGAAGGCGACGAGGACGCCACCGAAGTTTTTGACGATCTCGAACGACTTGCCGATGACCTGACCGAGGCGTAGGAACAGGTTGCCGATGACACGCAGGGGCCGGAAGTTGCCGCGCGACATGCGGTTGAAGGCATCGGAGAAGGCGTTGGTGACACCGCGAAGTCTGGCCCGTAGACCTTTCTCGGTTTCGTCGCCGAGGTTCTCGCCGATCTTGCGGCCCTTGGCTTTGGCGCCCTTGGCGGCACTGTTGGCGATGGACTCGCCAAGTTTGACGCCGTCGGCGTCGACATCGTGCTGGGCCTTCTTCAGGATTTCCCGCAGCTGTTTGCCGACCTCTTTGGCAAACGGGCGCGTATCGGCGTGGACGTTGACATACGCCTCACCGATCGCCATGGTTCAGATGATAGCCATATCTTTCATGACTTGGGTAGATCGCGACATGATGTCCGAAATGTCTACATGGCGTCGTCGAGCATCGCCATAAAGTTCGCCTCCTCGGCTGCCTCGTCATACTCCGGACCCCAGCCCGCTGGCGGCACCGTCAACTGGACGGTGAACTCCTTGATCTTCTTCGGATCCACCATCTGCAACATCTGAAAATAGGCCGCATCCAGCCACGATCCCAACGTCATGCGGGCCGGATCCGCCGTCGCCAACGCACCCCCGAGCCGGTCCCAGGACGCTCGAGCGGTGGCACACGTCCGGACCGTGACGAACCAGGCCCGGCCGCTGGCTTCGGTGAGGACATCCAGGGCCAGGTCGTCGAGTTCGGCAGGAGTGACCAGGCCGTCGATGATCAGATGATCGACCAGGTCCTGATTCGCCTCATCGCACAGGCCGGGAAAGATCCGGTCCAGGCGCAGGTCTTCGGCCAACAACACCACCAGCCAGTCGATCGCATACAGGGCCGGCACCACTACCGCCGCCCCCGCCACATCGACGACCAGTTCCCGCGGATACAGCGATGCAACTGGATCAACCCCCGACAGCGCTACCCTCATCGGCGGGTCCGGGCTGGGTTGGCGGCAGTCACCTTCTTGGCCGGCTTCGGCTTACGCTCGGCGTCGGCTGGGATGAAGGCCTGGATCAGGACAGTGAAGTCGGGCAGATCCAGTTTGCCAGTCAGGACCTGATCCTCGAGCCACTCCCGGTCATCGTCGTCGACCGCGAGGGAGATCAGGATGTCGAGAGCTTTGCCCTGCATCGACAACGCTTCCCGGAACAGCGCAAACTTGCCGTCCTCATCATCTTCGGACAGGGCTTGGCCCTTGCGTTCGGCCCGGTCGGCGATCCGCTCCAGACGGTCGATGATCGCAAACTGGGACTGGGTCGGCTTACGCACCACCACCTGCCGGCCACCGATTGTTGCCTCAGCCGTCTGCGGCAGCGAATCGGCCTGATCCTGCCGAGGATTGATGATTTCGGTCATATAGGGATGTTAGCGCACCTTCGGCTCAAGTGTTACCACCCGGAAGCCGTTACGCCGGCCATACTTGTGCAAAGGCTTGATCAGATACTCCTTGCCCCGCATACCGGGATGGCTCACGCTGCTGAAATAGACAACATGACCCACCTTGCGCCAGTAAAACCGCAGCTTGCCACCACGGCGCTTCGGCCGGATCCGGTGCGGCTTCGCCCCCTGATGCGCCGCCAAGTCATATCGCCTCGTCGGCTTCGGGCCGATCTGAGCCCGGACGATGTACGCCGAAATCTTGTACGTAACCGTAATCCGGCTAGACAGGCTGCCCGTCACATACTTACCCGACGCCGCCCGGCGCTTCGCGGCCCGTTCAATCTGCCCAGCCGTCTTCCTGACCAGCAGTTCTGCTGGGACCCGAGCGGCAAGCCGGACCTTATTTGGGTACAGGATCAGCTTTGCCACGAGTCGCCTTCTTCGGCGCCGGTTCGGCAAGGACCTCGGTGATCTCGGTTTGCATCCACCGGATCAGGCCCAGCTTCTCCATCGCCACCGTGCGGTCCGTACGTGGAACGTTCAACCAGTCGTCCTGCGCATGATCGTCGAACGAACGCAACACCAGATACATGACCGTCTCCTAGCAGGGAATGCAGTACGACTGGACGAGCAGGGAATGGACCCGGCCGGCGCAGCCACCTTCAGTATCCAGTGGGGATGAGCCCAGGTCCACCCACTGGTCGGCTTCCAGACCGCCGGTGAAACAGCACAGGGCCTGACGCATTGCCGCATCATCCTCAGACAAGTCCGCAGACAGGGCCGTCCACTCCTCGCATGATGCTGCCGAAAACGGGCCCCCCGTCGGGGCGCAGCGCAAGATGCCCATCTCGAGTTCGACGGCGTAGCCGGTCGGACACAGGATCGGCTCATCGGCACGGGCCGGGAACACCGTCGTCGGATACACGTCCCCGAGCCGGACCCAGGCGACACCGCATTCGCATTCGTCGCGGCCGGAGTTGACCGCGGTCCCATACCGCAGGCAGCAGAACTGGGGCGGGTTCGTCTCCTGGGCCACCGCCGTGCACAAACAGGCAAGGAGGGCATCGGCGAACGGTTTCGCTACCAGGTCGGTCACGGCCATGTCGTCGTCCTCGGGTAGGCGAGTTCCGGCGACAAAACCAGCGGCGGGGCCTTCAGCCCGTACGGGTTCAGGTCCATGATCACCTGGTCGACTTCGAACAGGCCCGTCAGCCCCATCGACAGCAGATCCTGCGGATCCGGCAACGTGAACTCGACCCCGGACCGGGACACGGTGGTGGCATACCGCGGCAACCGGCAAGCAGCTCCAGTACAGAATGCGGCATACTCACAGGCCAGGATCCCAGCTGCGGCCAGCAGATCCGGCGGTGGGGCAATGCCACGGATGTAGGTGACCTGGAAGAAGCCGGTGCCTGTGCTGACGTCGAAGTTTGCGCACTCCGGCCAGACCTGGCCGTTGAGCCCGACCAGCCACCGCATGTCATCGACCCGGTAGTTGTCGACTGGGACAACGACCCCGTCAACATTCACCTGCGACACGCTGGTTACCGGACCGGGCAGATACACCTGCTGTGTCGGGCGGCAGGTGCAACACGGGCCGGAGTCCCCACACCAGCAGTTACGCCAGATCCCGTTCATGATGTACGGATACCAGGTGCCACCGGACCAGTACATGTTGCCACCACAGGACCCGGAACAGTCCTTGCCGCACGGACGCACCACCTGGGAACACTGATCGTATCGGCGACCCGTTTTCGCCCATAGGCTGCGGATCGCCATCGTGGTGGCCTTGGCCTGGACTGCCGGGTCCAGGGTTTCCCACGAGGAGCAGCAGGACGTGTCGATGGCCCATTGCAGGCAAGGACCTTCGGTGACTGCCATCCTGCTGCCCCTCTCCGTTTAGGACAGACTACGCGATTGCCGTCGGAGCGGACACGTAGGAGGCCGAAGACTCAGCCAGCGGCTTGTACGTCACCGTGTACGTACCCGGTGCCCCGTACGTGTGCGAAACCGTCGGGCCGGCAGTGACCAGCTGGGCCGGCGTCGCATCACCCCAGGTGATGTAACCTGGCACGATCGCCGTGCCGTTACGGGTCGGCAGCGTTGCCATGCCCGTCAGGACACCCGAGTCGGCGAACGTCAGCGGCGGCGTCAGGTCCACACATCCACACGCCGACACCGGCGGCGGCTGCTTGGTGACAATGACCTGCTTGAACCGGGTCGCTGGGATCGCCGAGAACAACGCCTGCGGCACACCGAGCGTTGCTGTCGCCTCCGACCGGACCACGTTGTAGGGACCGGTACCCCAGCCCGAGAAGCGGGCCGCACGGGCGTTGACGACGAAGTTCGCGGTGTCGTTGGCGTAGGTGACATCGCCGATGGTGGCTTCCTTCAGCCACGGATACAGCACATACCCGTACTGGAGAACGCCGTCGTTACAGTTACTGGAACCGCCGAGCCGGGTCCAGCCCTCGAGAGCGAAGTTGGAGTTCTGCGTGGACCCCTGGTCGACACCGAAACCGATCTGGTTCGGGACGGTCGTGTCGTCGTTGTCGAGGATGACCGGATTCGCGGTGATGATGTTGACCAGTTGTGGGTCCACGCCGCAGAACGTGATCACCAGGTTGAGCCACTTCAGGATCGGTGCAACGGTTTCCTCCATGCAGAAGTCACCGTTGCCGTTCTCCGGGAAGAACTCTTCCCGATCCTTGTACTCGCCGGTCTCCTCGATCGACACGACACCGCTGGTCGCAACCGTCGAACAGGTCGAATCGACCGGGATCCCACACACGTCCAGCAGCGTCGCCCGAACCATCGGCAACTTGAACTGGGTGAAACACATGTCAGCCATCGACGGCCTCCGTCGCAGCCCTACGCGGCCGGCCAGGGCCACGCTTCGCGGGGCTGGCAGTGTCGCCAGATGTCAGCAGCTCCAGCCACCGTTCGTGGAGATAGTCCGGGATGTCGAACCCGAGCCCCGTCGGCGTATCCGATGTCGACTTGACATCTGCCGGATCGTCGGCGAGTTCGAGCAGGGCCCGAGCCATCGTCCCGAAGTCGTAGCCTTCGCCAGGACTTACGAGAGCCATATCATTCCTCCTAGCAGCAGCCAGCGATAGTGGTTTCAACAGCCGCCGCCACGCATTCGTATGTGACTACGTATTCCCGGCTGGCTTCACCCGTCCACTGATTTGTGGACCGGTCCAGGGTCGGACCCCACGGCGTGGTGAACACCTGGGCATCAGGCGTGGACCAAATCGACACCTGACCGGTGGCGTAGATCCACATGGTGGTCGCGGCCGGCGCCACATCGGCGGGGCTGTAACCGAGGTAATTGCCGAAGCTGACCGCAGTACCCATGACGGTGCGCCACACCGCGCCCTGCTTCTCCACCAGGTTGTGGCGCTTGGTGATGGCCGACATGTTCGCCGGGACGTGGATAACGCCCGTCGGGCCGTAGTTCGCGGCGAGGAACGCTTCCAGTAGGTTGAACGCTAGGACTACGTTCGCCGCCACACCCGCCAGGGCGGTTGCGCCAGACGTCGACAGACCGGGCGCCTGTCCGAACAGGCCCCGGGAGAAGATCGACTCCACAGCCCGCTGCTCGGTTGCCTTCAGCCGCAGTTGCAGTACATCCCGGGCCCGCTGCTCGGTCAGGCCGACCGAGCCACACTTGGCCAGGGTCATCACCGAGAACGGATTGCCGGTGATGTTGCGCCAGCCCGTCGAGTCGACGAAGTCTTTCGCCGCCGGCGTGCAGTTGATGGCATAACCCTGAGAGATGCCGCAATACGGTGTCTCGAACTGAACGCCGCCACCCCGGCCCTCCGGCGGCAAGTCCAAAGTGTTGGCCACCGTGAACAGCCCATAGCCTGGGGTCGAAGACCCAGGCCGTGGGACCGTAAACGGGCCGGTGATGACAGCCATGGATTAGCTCACCCACACCGAGATATCGCCGACGGCGGTTGTCGCAATCGACGCCGTGATCCCATTCGCGGCCCGCAGCGGCTGCGGAATGTTGAACAGCCGGGTGTCGTCGTTGGCTGCGGCGGTGAACGATGCCGAGTACAGGATCGTGCCCGTGGACGTGGTGGCGTTGTCGAAGAACGTGATCACAACCGCGCCAGCACCAGCGGCGTTGACGGAGAAGCCGTAGAACGTCGTCCCCGCCACCGCCGTAGCCACGACATTGGTAGCTACGGCCCCGGAAATGCTCTTAACGGATGCCATCGAAACCTCCTAGGAGACCTGGACCGAACCGGCACCACCGGTTGCGGACGCGTTGATGGTGACGCCGTTGAGCGCCTTGAGCGGGACCGGCAGTGCATACGAGCGGGTTGCGCCAGTGGCGACCGTGGCCGCGAACAGGATCGCCCCCGAGTTCGTGGTGGCGTTGTCGAACACCTTGAAAGTGGCACCGCCAGCGCCGCCGTTGAACGTGAACCCGGTGACGGTGGCCGGCTGTGCCTCGACGACGACGTTGCCCGACGCCCCCGAGTAGAGCTTGGCAATCGATGCCATAGGTGACTCCTAGGGTTAAGGGGACCCAGCTTTTGGGCCGGGCCCCCAGGGCGGGTGTTAGGCGGTGATGCAGTCGACGGCAGCCGCAGCGGTCGTCTGACCAGACGGGCAAACCGGGACGGTGTAGACGCGCGACAGCGGGCACATTTTCAGCATCGTCCAGCCCTCTTCGGTGAACAGCTGCGTGACCATGTTCGTGGCCAGCAGCGTGCTGTCGTAGATGCTGGTCAGCGTGATAACGTCCTCAACCGCCCGGACCCAGGTGCCGGCCGGGTAGACCAGGAACTGGACCGTCGTCGGGAACATCGTCGGCGCCGTCGCCAGACCCGGCAGGTTCGTCGGGCCGGCCGCAGTCGACGCACCGTCCTGCCAGTCGTAGACGAACTGGACCCGGGCACCGCGCTGGGAGAACCAGGAGATGATCTGCGAGTCGGTGACCGACAGGGCGGCCAGCTCGTAGCCGGTACGCCGGGACAGGTCAGCCCGGATCAAGCCCAGGATCCAGAACGGCAAGACGACCTCGAGAGTCGCCGACCGGGACAGCCGCAGCCGGTACTTCATGTCGACGATCGCCATCTCGACCGCGCCGAGGATGTTGGAGGTCGTCGAACCGTCGGACTGCCACGGATCCGTCGCCGCCAGGGTGACAGCGGTGGAGCCGGCGACCATTGCCGCGATCTGGAGGGCGTTGATCTGGTGTGCGTGCACGACCATGGCGCCGCGGATGAACGTGTCCACGCTTTCCGGGTAGGCCCGGTTCTGGAGGATCGGCGACGTGATGCAGATACCGGTGACACCCAGCCGGTCGTCGGTGAACGACGGGCAGAACACCTGGACACAGTTCTTGACCGGCGAACCGGCCGCGACCTGGGCCTCGGACAGGTTGAAGAAACCGGTTGGGAACGTGCCGACGGCAGTGGCCAGGTTGCCGCCGCCGTAGACGGTCGACCACTCCAGGCCGGTCGTGTGCCGGACACCGCCGCGACGTGCGGCGATTTCCGGGGTGTCGATGGTGCCGTCGGTGGTGCCCTGGAAGCAGATCGAGTAGTCGGTTTCGGACGGGGCACACCAGCCGCCAGCGGCGACCATCGCATCCCGGCCCGGGTCAGCCTCGGCGGTCAGCCGGGCATACGAGGACTCAACCGACTTCAGCAGCGACCCGCCGGGCAGGTTATGTTCGTTGGCCGCACCCTCGAGCAGGGTCTGGAACTGCTCGTCAGCCATCGACTTGGCCGCGTTGAGGTGGTCCGGGTACGACCGTTCGAACTTGGCCAGCAGATGCGACTGCGGAACACCGCCGCGGGTGTAGAGCCGGTCCTTGCTGAGCAGGGCCTCGGCGACATCCTTGGTGGTGATTTCCTGGCCGGCGAACAGACCCGACTCAGCGGCGGCAACAAGCTTGCCGAACGCCTGCGGCTTCTCGTCGGGGATCTCGGTCTCGGGCGCCTGGGTGCCGGAGGAGATGTTGGCGACCCGGATCGTCTTGGCCTTCGCCGCGAACTCGGTCTCGTCGGCAACTTCGCCTTCGACCTCTTCGACAACCTCGGCCTCGGCGGCAGGGGCTTCGGTGAGGGTGGCGAACTGCTGGGACTTCTCGGTCCGCTTGGCGATCGCAGCCGGGATGGTGACGGTCGCGAACTCGTGCAGGCCCTTGGCCTGGTCGAGCTCTTCGTCAGTGACGGAGTCGGCGTCCTTGTCGGCCAGGATTTCGATCTTGGCCATGAGCGCCTGCTCACGGAAGTTGTTGAGGGCCGAGACGTTGAAAACGCCCAGGTCCATGGTGGGGATCTCGAACGGCATGGCACGCTCCGAATGTTCTCGGTGCGGTCCGCAACCAGCCACCACGGCTTAAGGTCTGTGTCCAGACGCGGTCCTGAGCCTGCCGTCTGGAGTGAATATAACATCATGGGTACGGGTTTGTGCAAGATGCCCGTTTCCGTTTAGCCCGTTTTGGGGTACGGTGTGTAGCTATGACCATGAAGGAACCCGATCCGTTGCTGACCCCGCGCGAGGTGGCTGCATTGATGAAGGTGGCACCCAAGACGGTGACCCGGTGGGCGAAGGAGGGCAAGATCGGGTTCATCAAGACTTTGGGCGGCCATCACCGGTTCAAGTCTGAGGACGTGGCGAAGCTGATGATGGGCCCGGAGCGCGACGGATGACGGCGAAGCTGACCCCCGCCGATCGGGAGGCGATGCTGCCGAGGATTGATCTGATGCGGGCCCTGGGCATGGCTGACCGGCAGATCGCCCGGGAGTTGGAGATCTCGAAGGATCAGCTGTATCGGATCGTGGTCAAGTCCCGGGCCACGATTGCCCGTCCGAGGATCCACCGCGGCCTGTGCCCGGTGTGCGGCTATGAGGCAACGGTCAAGGACGGGGCTGTGGCCGGGCATCTGGAGCGCCGGGTTGGTCCGTCGGGCATGTATGTGTCCAAGCAGCGGTGTGAGGGTAAGGGAAAGCCCCCGGAGTAGTTCCGGGGGCTGCAACCTGTTGGCACGTAGTCCCTATACCTTACGCTTCTGGCCCCCGCCGGCGACAGCGATCAGGCTGTCGGCTTTCGCCGAGGCATCAGAGTCGCTGACACCGGTGACGGTCCGGGTGGCGCCGTTGGGGAACGACACCTCGTACGTCACCGGCTGAGCTGGTGCGGACGAACCCCCGCACGACGAACAGTTACCCACGTGTCCTCACTTTCCACAGCCGCAGTCAGGATCCTGGAGTTCGGCAAGCAGCTTCGCCCGGCGGTCCCGGGCAGCCATTTCGCCGGCGACAGCCTTCGCCATCGTCGGGACCTGGGCCTTCCAGTCAACGATCACGTTCGTGTTCGCAGTGGTGCCCGTCGTGGTCACCTGGCCATCCAGAATGGTTACGTCGGTTTCGACCGCTTCGTCCATATCGGTGACCATACCAGCTGCGGTCAGGGCCAGCACCTCGCCTTCCTCACTGAATACCTGTGGCTGAAGCCCGCCCTTGTTCACCGCCAGGGCCAGGACCAGTTCCAGGCCCTTGGGCCGGCGGCGCCAGTCCCCGGAAATCTTCGACCGGCGAAGCTTCGCGATCGTCTGCTCGTCGGCTTCGGGCACGGGCACGCCGGCGAACCGGATCCCGAACTGGTCGTCCCAGCAGCGCACGATCGCGGCCTGGGTGCCGGTGTTCTCGTAGTGCGACATGGCCTGGGCCCAGGACATGTTCAGCGGTGCGTGGCCGGCGTCCATGGTGATCAGCCCGACGTCGATCAGGTCGCCTTCGGCTGTGCGCACGGTGCCGGAGTGGAATTCCCAGTAGTTGGTGTGCGACTTCGGGGCAAGCATGCACTTGTTCTGCATGCCGTCGTGGCAGACACCGAACATGGCCAGGTAGCCGTACAGCTGTCCCGACTCCTCATCGTAGTTGATCATTGTCCGGCGGGGGATCGGCCCTGGGTGCGAGAACAGATCCTTGCTCGGACGCACCGGTGCCGCCGACGCGACCAGGCTCATCTCCGAATCGTGCATGCGACGCTGGATCC